ACTTTTTCTCTCATTCTTGCTCGTTTAAATGAAATAGCGTAAAAATGATCTGAAGTGTTGTCTCCGGCATACGTAAATCTCTCTACATTTGGACCTAATAACATATTAACAAATTGTGCGTGAATTGCCGCGGTTGCTCTATTTCCTGTTGCTGCACCTACTGTACCCATTGAACCACTACCATGTATATGGCCATAAGTTATAGAAAACTGAACTTCAGCTTCACTATCAGTTAGTGGACTTGTTTTATAAATATCGTAATAATAATCACCCGAACTTGCACTTTGTACAGATTGGGTAAAGAACGAAGTAAGTGTACCTACCCCTCCACTCCAAAGACCTGATGATATAGTAGACTTAATATTCTTTACTACATCATTGTCTGTGTCAAATAATTTAAATGCTCCTGATAATGCCATTTCTATCTCCTTCTATAATTTTTATTAACTTCCGCCGCCACTACCTGGACTTCCAAGATTAGTTTTCTTAACGGATACACTCACGGTAGTCGTTGCTCCAGTTTGATTACCCACAATTGTAAGTTGAGTAGATTTTTGAGCTGGACTTGTAAATACTTGTGGAAGTACCCTTACGGTTAATCCACTTACATTTTGACTTTGTGTCAATTCTTCATCACTTAAAGTAATAGGAATTAATGGAGCTGACGGACTTGGGGATGCTTGTGCTACTTGTAATGTTGCTACCGTAGTATCGTGTATAATAAAAGTATATCCTTGTTCTGCATCAGTGGAGTTTAATGTTCCAGGTGCAAGTAATTCACCATTCCCACCTCCCTGAGTGAAAGATAAAGTAGCTACCGCAACATCAAGAATAGGTAATCTTGAAGTTGATTTCGGTAAAGTTACAAGTTTATATTTTAATGCCTGTGTTTCATCTGATACTGGTTCTAATAGAGGCATATTTTCAATAACTGCCCCATAATAGTTAGTTCCATTAGGATGTGCTGTATCCCAAAGACGATAATCTACTTCATCGTCTGCTAATGCAAATTTTGTTACTGCGAATTCGTTTTTGCCACGAGCTAAAAGTTCTCTACCCCGTTTGGTAAGAACTGCATCTATCGTAATGGTTGTGTTATTTAAAAATCCCATTGCTTTCTCCTACTTATAATTTTTTTGTTTTTAATCGGAATTAATCCTTGATAGTGAATAAAACTTTCTCACTTATAAATATACCAAATTCTAATTTTTGTTAGTTTTTATTTGACTTTCAGTTTAGATTCTCCAGGTTCCTGTGTTACAAGAGTAGTTGGTGAAGTTATTACTATAGAAACTGGATTTTCCAAATCTAATGTACTACTTTTTGTCTGTAAGCATCCTCCGTAGACTAATCTAAAATATGCATTATCATGACCAACACTTTGAATTTCACTTCTATGTAATGACCGAGAAGAATAATTTCTACGTTCTGTATCCCAAACGTACCCGTGGTCTAATGCTGCATTATCTGCAGATGAATAGAAAAATCTATATTCGTAATTATGTTCGGAAAGTACTGAAGATGATATATTTGGTTGTAATGCTTCCCTAAATATCTTTTCAGGACCACCTATTGTTATTTTAGCATTACCCCATCTTTCTTCACCACCACCCCATCCTGTGGTAGATGATGAAAGAATATATAAAGACTCTCTCCACCTTGACGAAGTTGTCTCACCTTCATAATAATCATAAGAACCAGTTAATTCCAGAGTATCAAATATACTTGCAGATGCCTCATAAGTTGGATATGAACCACTTACTATTGGTAAATGACTGGCTATTGATGCAGTAAGTGGAAGTATTTCCGCAGATGCAGACTGTACAAACAAATTAACTGCACCCCTCATATCCAAATCTTCAAAAGTTGGTTTTTTTCCTACAACTTCCTTTTTTCTTTCAAGAATATTTGGTTCAATCAATAATCCAACACTTGCATTTGCTCTTGCTGGAACAAACCTTCTTAATTGCTCAAAAATTGAACTATCGTAATATCTAATTAATCTTATATAATCCCAAAAATTATTTGGAGCAGTGTATTTTTGCCAATAAGTATTAGCTACATCTTCAAGTTGTCTATATCTGTATTTATATTTATCTCTTGGATCACCTATATATTGATCAAAATCTAAATTTGCCACAGAACGAATTATATCTTCATCTATGACACTTGTTGGTGAAAAATATATCCCTAATTTATTTGAATCCAATGTGGCTGTATCAAATGCACTAAGTTCGGATCTCTTATCAACGGACAAACCACCAAACGATAATTTACTATCTTCTAACCTAATTTTATTTGAAACTCTCCTACTCGGGCCAATATTTGGAATTAACATTTGTTCTTCATCTACTACTGAACTAAAATGTGGTCTATTATCACTTGTATACCCAACGGCAGTTCCCGCTTGAGTATAAGATTGGTCTGCACTTGTATCACGGATTGAAGTGGAACTATCAAGATTTGTATCATCATCAAAAGAATATCGTAATACTAAATCTGTCCATGATGCAGATGCATGATTTCCAGCAAATGATTTCGGGGCCCTTACATGATTATCAAATGAACCAGAATTTAATGCCGTATTCCAATAACGAAATTCCATCATTGAACCAGTCAATTGATTACCAAAATCATCACTTGATTTACCACCAATATATGCAGTTTCATTTCCTACAAACGAACTATTCCACGATGAACTTGTTGCACCATCAATAGACATTGTTGTATAAGATTCTAAATAAATCTTACTTCTACCCTCGTCATATTTCTTAACATATAATCTATAATCAATTACTTGTGAAGTAGTATCTGCGACTAACTGAACTCCACTAGCAGATACACGATTTAACATTACCGAATAAAACTCACCGTCATAAATTGGCAAAGAATCTGATGTAAGTTCTGCGGCACTTCCTGCGGATGCATTCAATACAAATGAAACAGACCCATAATTATCTGCCGAACCATTATCTTTTAATCGTATAGCAAAACCGTGAGTTGTTCCTGCTTGAAATAAAGTTTGATTAGAACCACTAGCTGCTCTAAATCTAAATTCTATTGTATCTGGTTTTCTACTTGTATTTGTATCATTTACCCAAGTTGTCTCAATGTATTGACCTGCTTTAAAATCTACTGCCTTAGTAAAACTTCTATCTATAAAATATGATGGTTTATCTCCCGGACTTGGATCTGGACCTCCATATTCTTTAACTCTTAAAATTGTAGATGGTATACCATAACAATTTATTAACCCCTTAAAAGAACGAAGAGTTCCTTTTGTTTTAAGAAAGAATGGCATATTATTTATCAATCGTTTCCAAATTTCTCTTGAAATTTCTCGTGCTGGAGTAGAAGAATATTCTGAAAAAGTATTTACATCTGACCCTGATGCTTCTTGGCCGAGAACATATCCAGGCAAATCTATTAAATCTTTACCATCATTTAAATAAAATCCAAGTGAAGTTCCAACTGCATATATTAAATCTCTTGATAAACCTTCTGTTAATTTTTGTCGTCTATCATAGATTTGTGGAATTTCATTTATGTATGTCCAAATACCATCAAAATGTTCTCCCGTCATATTAATAAAGGTATGAAATGATGCATTTGCACTTTCATTTATTATATGGTCAGGGAGATTACTTAACAATCTATTTCTATTCTTTCTATCGTATAAAGATGCAGATACTATTTGGTCATCATACCAAGTTGTTGCTTCTGATGCCGTGGTTGGGTATGAAATATAAGAATTTAATTTAGTTCCTGTTCCACCAGATTTAGGCCATGCATTATCAAAAAATTCTCCAAGTGAACTTGAAATATAAGAAGAACTCTGAAAGTACATATAATTTTCAAATGGTGTAAGTTCATTTTTAATCTTACGAACTTTCATTTGCAAACTTGAAGTTTGTGCATAAGTTAATGAACCAGAAATACCACTTAATGAATTACTTTGACTTTCGTATAATTCTACCTTTGCTAATTTCCGTTTAAAGTTTACCAATCTATCTTCAATAGAACTAAAATGAATAAAGTTATCCCATTGTCTATAATCTATTCCAGTAAGTTCTATGCTTTCCATAAAACTACCACTTAGTATTTCATTTTCTATAGCTTCTTTTATACTTGTATCAGTTGAAACTAAATCATTATAAGATTTAAATTTTGTATCTCGTGCTATAAAGTAACTATCCGCCGCCGATTGTTGATTCCAGTTTGGATTTCTTAAAACTACAGCGTCTATATCTTCCTCTACAAAATCTATCAACTGCACATTTTCCGTGTATGGTGGGATCATCTCCTTTACCACATAAGTTAAATCTCCTTCTGATATGCCTGGGGGTAGTGGTTCATATAATTTATAAACTATTGAATATGGATATTCTTGATATTTTACATCATCTTTTTTAAAATTAACTACAAGATTTGTTTTATCGTTATCAAAATGTAAATAAGTGTATAAATCTTTTGGATTTTGATGATAAATAATATTCCAATTTGGATAAATCAATTCAAAATTACTCAAATTTCCAACTTTTTGGCCTTGGTCTTGCCAGCTATCTTCAAGAATTAACTCTTTACTATTAGTAACACCAACTATCTTTGAAGAATATGATTCATAAATTGGTGATTGACCGACACCACTTGTTGTATATTGTGCATCTGTATCTCCGAAGTTAATCCAAGCTCCAGGTGGATCTTTATACACCCAAAGGTTTCCATCTTCATCTGTTATTTGTTGTCCTATAAAATCTGGAGGTATTGGTAATCCATCATCGTTAAATCCAGGTTCTCCCTTATTATCTTCAAGGTCTACTGGTCTTGCTCCCTCTATATCTAATCCAAGAGCTGAATAATTTTCTTCATCAGATTTATCATCATCCCAATCAGGAAGTGCTCCGTCTAATTCCCATTTTCCAGGAGGTGGATCTGCATTCCACTTCCAAGTATTTCCAGATGCATCCGTAAATGGTGAAGGTGTAACGGGAAGTGGATTTCCAGTTGGTGAACCATTCGGTGCACCACCACCGAGTCTACTTGCTGCACCCCGGCCGGGCCCACCACCGAGTCCACCACCGAGTCCACCACCAAGTCCACTTTCTGCACCACCACCGACATCACGTTTTTTCTTTAACATAAAAGCGACACCCGCTATTGCACCAAGTACCAATGCTCCGAGTAGTAATCCTGGTAATAACCCTTTGAGTTTATCAAATAAACTTGGGGCGTCTGGAGCTGATGCTGATGCTGCAGGTGTTTCTGGTCCTCCACCAGCACCACTTGCTGGATCTACATCTACACCTTCACCACAGGCACCCATTCGTGGTATTATTGTGTTTTCATTACCACCCCAATATATTATTCGTTTATCCTTCATCAAATGATCCATCAATTATGGGTAAATCTAATGTATTTGGATTAGTTATTCCATTTTGTCCAGTAAGAGCTATATCAGGACCATCTGGAATAGCATCAGAAATTTCTTCTGCTATAGGCAATCCATAATTTACATATGCAACATTGGTTTCATATGCCGCAGATTCTGCATTATATACAGTTTGTTCCTGCACATATTGACCTGTTATTACTGATAACGGCCAGACATCGTCACTACTTGTTTGTCGTTTATGTCCACTCTGTATATACCAAATTGTGCCAGCATCATTTTTTACCAAACGACCATCAAAAGGACTGTCTGGTGGTGGATCTTGGGCGTGAGTTGGTATTGGAATTGTCCCTACCGTTACTTTGTTGAGTGTTCTATCTTGTCTATCCAATAAAGTATCTGGAGTATAAGTAAAATTTGGAGTCATTATTGTTACTGAAGGTATAAAGTTTTTTATTTCAGAAGGACTTATGTCATATGTATGTGTTACAAATGGAATATCAGTAATCTCTGTATGACCACATCCAAAATCCCAAAAATATTTCAAATCGTTTCTATGACTATATAATCTGAATTGATTTTCAGTTTGTGGAAACACATATTGAACTGGATGTCTACTAGGTTCATTTTGTCCATATAAATCCCAATGTTTTTGTCCAAACGATGCTTTATCCGTAACTCCATGAGTAGTAGCCCACCATTCAGTCATTAGTCCATTAACACTATTGTCATTCCACACTGCAAGTAAATCTCCAAATAAATCTACATAATCTTCAGGGTCATATATATTCAGAACTGCATCATCTGGTACAGGATCAGATCCCATTTTATTACTAACACTATATATTACATTAGTACCTAACCATTCGGTCCATTCAGGGGGTCCTATCACATAAGCCCGTAAATCTGCCTCGGATATTGGATCTTCTAATTCCCAATCATCATTTTCATTTGTATTTGTATGTTCGGTATATCCTACAGTAAATGCGTTTGTAACTTCAAGAGTTCCACCTAAATATTTTTGTTTAAATCCAGGATCTCCAGTTGTCTTATTATCTATTTGAAATCCCGTACTATTTATTCCATCAAATTTTCCCATTCCTTGTAATCCACCACCCGCCAAGGCAAAACTAATTCCCTTTACTGAAGTATAACTTCCGAATTCATCTGATAAACTACTAAATTCATCTTTATATTTATCTAAATTAATCATCTGAGGGGCGAGTCTTACTTCTTTCCTATCTGCTGATACTTCATCAATAAAAAATTTATATTCCTTTACATCAAGTTCACTCGGTTGACCACTTACAGGTGGTTTTTCTCCTTGAAATATTTTACCATCTTCGTCTACATAAAATTCACCCATTGGTAATCCAGTAAGTTGAGGATTGCCACTATGAATTATTCCAGATTCATCACCTTCTGTTTTGGTTAGAACAACTTCATCTGCTCCCGCCATTCTTCTATAAAAGAAATACTTAACTTTATAATCACCACGAATGAACCCCACTTTTCTTAAATCATTACCTGGTTTTAATTGTATAGTATCGTCAGTATTATTAAAATCTTCACTTATACCAGATTTTAGATATGTATCATTTAAATCATATACATGGAACTTTACAAAATCTAGTACATCATTACCAAACTGTGGATGTAAAGGACCATTTTCTCCCAAAACCGTCATCCCTTCTCTTTTCAGAAGTTTAAAATCTTTATCACTTAATTTAGTCAGCTGTTGTGACATTTTAAATAAGTTCCTTTATCTCTCTATCTAAAACTTTATCTTGAATTTCTCCACCGTGATACATAGGAGATTTTTTATTAACTAATACATATTGATCTGGTCTTTCGTAATTTAATCCCGTATCTGGATCTTCAAATGCTAAAAATGTATTAACCGAATTTCTAATTGGTAATGTTTTATTCACCTGAACAATATTACCAGCATCGTCTACAATCTCACTTGTATCTCTAAATGTTTCAGCCTGTTCAAGTTTATTTTGATAATCAACCCTATCTTGTTCATGGAGTTTTAGCCAGAATTCATTTTTTTTTAATTCTTCGAGTGTATATGGCATTTTTTATCTCACTACTTTAAATGAATGTTTCTCATCAAAATATTGAACGGTTTCATCCGCTCCACTACCACTTACTACTTTGTAGTTTATTCTATAAAATCTTTCTGATTGTAATCCATTCATCCACAAATTAAAATAATTCCCTGTCGAATCACAACTTACCCTTGAACCACTTCCAAAAGGTACAATAACTTCTTCAGTATATGCATCTTTAATCTGATAATATGTACTTCCACTTGGTAAATATTTTACCGTATTATATCCAGTTTGATATTGATCGGTAGCTGAATAAGTTCTTTCTGGATACCGTTCTCTCGCAACAACTCTAAATTTTATTTTCGAATTTTCTTTATATTTTTCCCTAAATCCTCTCATATAAAGATTCATATCTTCTAAATTAGCCGATGAAAGTGGTGATAAACTTCCCGTTGCCCAAGTAGAATCATCCCAAACAACTTCTAATTTCGGTGGATATACCGTATGTGTGTTTACTGAAAAGAAACTAAAATTTCCATATCGTGTAGTGTTTCCTTCTTCAACGTTTGAATCTGTATTTCCAATGCTACCACTTCTCTTTAACATAAATCCCTCGTTTGGAACTGTACTATGTAGCCATTTCCAAGTAATATCAGTTACATCCATTCTTAAATCTCTTGATTCATGTGTAAAAGATTGAGAAGCCTCGTATCCACTTCCACTATACCAGGTACCACCACTACTAGAAATGGCATTCCATTGTGTTTGTGTTGTAGAATCATCTTTCCATTTCCAACCTACACCATCTGCTATTACTGGATTTGAATCGCGTTTTCCTGATCCATTTGACCAAGATTGACTAACTGGATATCCATATAAAGTTTGTAATATATTTAAATCAGTTGAATTGGCATCGTATAAATTTAAATAAAATTTTGTGTTTGATCCAGATGTAATTAACCCTGAAGCTACTGATTCGGAAATGTATGTCAAATCAAACTTTATAAGTATCCGAGATGTATTTACCACCGTTCCAGCTGCATTCATATCTTTTCTAACTTCAAGTATTTCATCAAGACTTGTATTCATACTCGAACTTACTTCATATAAGGTACTATCTTTGCTTGGAAATCCAAAATAATGCATCTACATTCTCCCTTTAAAAAATCACACCGGTGGAATCACCAATTGATCTTCCTTCTATATCTATATTAGGATATTTTAATTCAAATATAGATGGATCTAAAGAAGGATAAATAATTCCGGCTTTGGTCGCATAATCTATATCATATACATTTCCAGAATAACCATCCACGGCTTGCCATTTATTACTAATTAATACAGGATGGTTTTGTGGATTATCTTCAGCTGGTGCAACTACTGACCCCACACCATCAACATTTGAAATTACTGCTGCCAATTCTGCAATAACAATTGGTTGGTTTATTTGCCACCTATCAATGTTAAAAAAGTCTTTAACTTTTTCTATACATTTTAATGTTACTTCACTTTTATTAAATCCACTCCGTGATATAAAACCAAATTTGACTCCAATATTAATAATCCACGCATTTTTAATATTAATTGCGTCTGTTACCAATCTATACTGACCAAGATATGTTTTAAGATTTTCTTTGACTGCAACATTAAGTTGGGTAAGTTTTTTATCTTCGGTATACCCAAGTGTATATAAATTTAATGCCATTGGATTAGGAAGTCTTTTAATAGATGATTGTATGTCTTTCGTTTTTAGTTGATCTAAATTTCTTTCATCAATAAAAATTCCAGAACCATCTGAAGTTTCTTTTTGCATACTTGGAATATTTAATTGTTCATCTTGAACAATATATGCCTTTGATACTGCTCCATATTTACTTGCCATTGCATATGTTCTTATAATATAATCTTCTTTTGTTACAACTCTACCCTGTGCTTGAAAATATGCTAATGCATTATTTTTAATTTCAATCGTTGACTCTGCAGACTTTCCCCCAGTTGCTGGATATGGATTATTTACTGCCAATGAATTTTGAGTCGAAGTAACTAAAGTTGCATTAAGACCAGTAGTAACTTGTGTAAATCCAACATCAGTTATGTTTATTATTGAATCGCCTGCTACATTATCACCAATTCCACCACCATAAGAAAATTTAACAGTAAGAGTTGTGTTTGATGGTGCTTGACCATATGCTTCTGTTTTCAAAAAGTTTGCTGGATCAAAATATGTATCAAGTTTACTTGGACTACCAGGTAAAGAAGATCCAACTGAATTTGGATTGGGAACTATTTCTTCATCTGGACTATTTGATATACCACTACCAAATCTTAATTCTGTTGAACCATCCTGTAAAATATAAGTAATAAAGCGTCTTGGTGTCTTTTTTAATTTTAACAAATATGGAACTGTATCATTATATTGAACCAAACTTGGATCATTTGCTGCTGTATTTTCTTCTTCTATGAATGTGGTATTTTGTGCCAAATAAGGAACTTCGTACCAAGTATTACTATCACTATCTGTTACTGAAATTATCTCTATAACATTTTGTTGAGATAATTTTATTCTTGGATATGATTCAGCTGAACCAAATGTGAAGGTGTCTGATTTAACATTTCCGCTTTGGACTCCTACAGTCTTTTTTAATAAATAAAATGAAGGAACTTTAGTTGTTTGGTTTACCTCATACACATCAATAGTTAAAGGATCATATGAACTTGAATATTTAAAATTACAATCTTCTAATGTTCTAAATATTGTACCATTTTTTGCAGTGACTTGTGCCCCTTCATTGACAGTCAAAGCATAACTCATATTTGGTTTTACTGATTTTCCTGTTCCAGTTGCAGGAACTGTTTGGAAAACATCAATATTTGTAAAAGATGGTTGGGTTATTTTTGGTTTATATCCATATACCTGAGCCATTTCATAAATAGTTTTTCTATCTTCTGCATAAGCTAATAACATTTCTTTAAATTGTGAATCTACATAATACGAAAGAACATCACCAACATAAGATGTCATTTCAATAAACATCATACCTGGAGAAGTTTCGTTAAAATCATTGTATGTGTTTGGATAATAAGTTTTTGCAAACTCTATCAAACCTTCTCTAAAAGCACCAAAATCTTTATTTATATATCTAATTTCTTTTTGGACTCTCGCCATTTTATTTCTCCACTAAATTATGTACCAGTAATAAAACTCAAACTTATAGCATCATGAACTTCTGGATTCATACTCAGACTAAATTCAAGTTCAATGTTCAACTGATTTGGTTCCGATTCATCTTGTTCTACATTTAATTTACTAACTGTTACATGCGGTAACCATTCTACCATTGCTTCAGATATCCTCTCCTCAACTGCAGTAATGAGTTGATCACTCATAGGTTCAAATAAAGTTAAAAGTAAATCACCACCAAAAGTTGGTTGGCCAACTCGTTCACCTCTGTTTGTTAAAAGTAAATTTCTAATGTTGCTTCCTGTTTGAGAAAGTGTAGTTGATGTACCAGGGAAAAATCCTTTTACATCATCATGTTTCAATGGTAAACTTAAACCAATTATTACATCTGGATCTAAATCTAATTCTAATGTACTTCGTGCTCTTGCCATTTATTTACTCCATTATGGACGAAAACTATTTCCACCACCCTTTTTCTGATTTATTGCTTTCATAACAGCTGAATAATCCCTTGTTAATGCGTTTGTTACATGATCTGGAACTTGATCTACACTTACACCGGCCTTCTTTATAGTTTCTACTGCTCCAATTTCTCTTTTCATTTCCTTTGATACCCCAGCATTTCCTGCACCAGCTCCAATAAGTACATCATTCATCTTGTTGGTATCATAAACTCCACCACCCATAGTTTCATATCCACTACCATCACCCTGTGGAACTCCACCAACGGTTTCATTTAACACTTTATTAAGAGCTTTGTTTGTTGTATAGTTTACTTCCTTTTTAGGTTTAGTTTTATACTGTTTCCTAATAGGTTCTTTGAACTCTTTCTCGGTTATTGGTTTTGAAACTAATTCGGTAAGTGAAGATGAATTTTCTTCCTTAATAAATATCTCGTTCACTTGTTTCTTGACTTCTTTACGAACTACTAACTCAATTATTTTTATGAGTTCTTGCTTTTTCATTATAGACTCCTATTCTATATTATTGTACTACTAATTATTCCTGGTATCACAGCTGGTGGTTTAAGAACCGTTCCAGTAAAAATTGTTCCAAGAAAGGATGCGTAGATAAGTGTTGCCATACTATCACAAACATCTTCTATACTACCACCACCAAAACCAACTGCGGTTGATGGTGCAAAAATTGGTGGAACTACCATTACACTCGCTCCTATTGCTGAATGAGCTGGTGTTCCAAAATTTATCATTAAAGCTGTGGCTGAAACAATACCCGTTGATATTTGAGTCATTGTCGGATCCTGTGCTTTAAAACTACTTACTATTGCTGCCTTTAATGGTGTCTTAGCCACATCGATTCCACTCACCTTCAACTTAAAACCTAATGATGTCGGATCTGGTATTGGTGCAGGTGCCGCTGGTGTAAATGCTGGACTACCAATAGGTATTATTTCAGCATCTTTCATAAAATCTATTATTGCTGTTGCCATTCCTTCAGCCGAATCAGATTGTGTTGCATTATCATCTTGTGCTAGTTTACTATAATTATCAATTAAATCGGTTTTAAGTTTATTTTTGTCCAGTGCCATTATTAGTCCGGTTTCATTAACATATCACAAAGTCTAGCTCTTATTGTTTCTACTCCGGCTATCCACGCCTCTACAGCAATTGTGTTTGGTGGACCACCACTAACTGGACCACTTGGACCGGCTCCAGTTGGAATGGCTGATAAATTCAATATAACATCACCCAATTCTACAAATGAATTACAAATAGAATCCATTAAATTTGTAAGTTCTTCTCCATATACGAGATGTTGTTGCCCCATATCATCTCTACCGTTTACATATCCTGTAATTCCTAAGGCTTTACCACCTACTCTCAAAAATGAACCTTGATTATCTTTCATTCCTGCACAATCATCAAGATGTATTTGTGCTCCTTTACAAGCTTCTAAATGAGCCATATCATCAAGTGTCAAAAATGACGGACACTCACTTGATAAATAAATTTTATCTGCATTTCCTGATTCACCACCACCCAAATCAAGTCTTGAATTTCCTGGTGTAACTAAACTTATACCACCAGGAACCATAGCCATAGAAGTAGCCCCACCTGAATTCATTGATACACCATGATCTGCATCTACCGTATAACTCTTCTGTGTAGAAAATCCAATACCATCATGACTAAATCCAAGTATCTTACCTTGTTTAGTATTAAAAGTTATCCTATCAGAATTAATAGTAATCTGTTTTCCACCCTCTATTGGTTGGTCATCTTCTTGTGTAGATGACATATATTCATGACTTAATGCATTTGTACCTTTAATATCCAGTTTAACCGATTGGTCGGTTGTCATCCAAATTGAAGAACCATCCGCATTTATATCTTCTTTAACTGCTTTTTTTGGTGATTCTTTTAAATTCTGTACAACTCCACTCTTATCAAAGGCATCTGCATCTACTAACTGACCTGCTCTAATAAGAATATTCGGTGAGTCTGGTTTATCATCTTCATCTTCATGTGAATCAGGTATAATATTACTTCCAAATCTTATAGATTGTCCCCATCTACCCTGTAAAATACTGTCACCTTGGTATGGCCACAAATTTCTAATTTCATTATCAATTTCAAAATGTTCATAAATAAAATCTTCTTCGACATTCTCTTCTGGTCTAATGCCACTAAGTCCAGGACCAACATTACTATTTACATTATCAAATAGATTAAGAACGTTAATATAAAAATTTTGTTTATTAAATGTTACGACAACTACATATTCTCCTCTCACGGGAAGTGGATGAGAATTCGGAAATAGTGGTTTAACAGTACCCACATTAATAAGTGGACTATCAAATTGACTATTAACCATTCTTACAGAGACAGAACCAAGTTTGCTCCAATCTTTATCACTACCATCCTTTAGCTCTGGAAGATCAGATTCTTTTAAATTGACGGCTATAACTTCTCCCATTTCCATTTCGTAAAATTCATTTTCATTTGAATTTGGTATCAGACCTTTAACCATTCTACGAACAGTGGAGGCAGTAGGAAGTCCTCCTGATTTATCTTGGGAAACTGGTGCAGATCCAGGTTGTCTTTTTCCCTTAGATGGATCTGAATTGGAGCTCCAATAAGCCATTAATTTTCCTTAACTGTTTGAATATCGTCTGATATTGTATCTGATTTTTTTTGTATATCTACAACTACATCATCTATACTTTTAAGTAATTGTTCTTTTTCTTTTTCTGATAAACCGAACTCCGATTCTGCACCACCTTTGGACTCGGCAGCAATTAATCGTTGGACAACGGTTGCCAGTTTGACAAGTTGTTCATCATTTTTTACATTGATTTCCAAATACTCTTTTATCATAGGGATTAACTGAATAGCCATATCCCCATCTTTGATAAATCCAGCAACTTCTTTAACTAAGATTTCAAGTTGTTCTTTATTGTG